CCAAGTGAATAATTATGACCAGACAAGAACAATTGACTCAATGGTTAGGCGACCGTCAGCGCAAATACGCTGACGGTATAGTTCTTTTCGAGGCACTCGCAAAGGAACCAGCCAAGAAAAGGTTCTCTGCTTATTTTGCAAAAGCTCCAGAAGCTCCACATATCTTCGATCCACATTTTACACAACTCGTCAATAGTCTCACGAAGATTGACAAGGAAATCAAATTTTCTCCTGCTATCTACCCGGCAGCAATGGAGGAAATAATCGTAGTAAAAACGATGAGTGATGACGAACGGAAAGAAGCGATCGAAAGCAAGAAACTGGAAATGATCAATCTGGAGACAGTAATCACTGATATCCAATCTCGCGTTGACGAACTAGAAAGCGACAATGAAAATCATGCGGAAGAATTAGTCTCCCTTCAGGAACAATTCGAAGAAAAAATGTCTGAACTCACAGAACTACGTAATGAGATCAACGCCTTAAGTACACCAGGCGTTAAAATCATTACCGAAGAGTCACTCAATCCATCCATTCGCAAGGCCTACAATCGTATCAAGGAGATCGCCCCATTATATGCAAGCCTGCATAATGATGTCGCAAATCCGGAACTTCCTGTAGAAGAACGACAACCGATAGCTGAAGAACTATGCAAGCTCGACGACGAACGACGCAAGCTATGGAAACAGATTGACTCCTGGGCTGAAGGAAAAGGAAATCTGCAATTAGAAGAAAAGAGACCGGAATTCAGTGAAAACAGCATTGTGCGTGGTATTGAAATAGCCCGTCAAATCAAACGTTTGAAGAACAACATATCCAACAGTAAAGCAGCTGCTGACCGTGCTCAAAAAGATGGAAAACAAACCGTTATGCAAAATGCTTTAGACCGTATTGAGAAGTATCAGACAGAACTTGCCACATTGGAGGCTGAAATAGCACTAACACAAGGTGAAAAGATTTCAGGATAACTTTCCACTTGCATTGTGTCCAGATTCTATTGAACCGTTTATGCACAAGGGAGACTGGGCAATACATGAAGTATTGCCCTCTCTTTTATCTGCGATCGGCCCAGCAAAAGTGAAGATCATGACATTCAGTATCTCTGAAGATAGCCTACGCCCTCTTTTTTTTCTCGCTGACGAAAGAAAAATAGAAAGCCTGACACTTCTACTGGATATGACAGTAAAACGTCATAAACTCGATCTATTACTGTTTGCCTCAAATATTAGTCCGTCCATCCGAATTGATTCATGTCATGCCAAACTATTATTAGTCGAGAATAGGCAACATAAATTCGGGATTGCCGGATCTGCAAACCTTAATCAAAACCACCGATGGGAAAATGGTTTCTATTTTACCTCCGGAAAACATTACGAATACTTCTCACAAATGTTTAACCAAGCGTATGAAAATGCCATTCGCTATGATATATTAGAATGATGACCTTATCCGAAGAAGTTCTGCAACAGATAAAAGAAATGTCTTCCGCCCTCTTACCACCGGGGGAAATTGCCATTTTATTGAATATCCCAGTTGACCAACGGGACTTCTTCTGTGATATTTGCAAAAATCATCATAGTTCGCCTATCTATACTGCTTATCACCAGGGAAGACTTCAGACCAAGCTCAACCTCCGGAAAACAGTCATCAAACTAGCTATCGCCGGCAGTCCTGCAGCTGAACCACTGGCCGATAAATACATGAAAGAACAAAGTATTAATGAATAATGCCAAAGAAAGATCCCACATACGAACGAATTGAACGTGCTTTATTCAAAGACAAAGATGAAGCAACAACTCTCCTTTCACCCAGAGAAATGGAGATTAAGAAACGTATGATGTTGTGCGTAAGCAAAAAAATGGAAGAGCCACTAATTCCAGATACAGAACTGGTTAACTTTCTACTACACGGCTGTGGAGGAAATACGGAACCCGTCTCCCAATCGCAAGCCTACCGTGACATAGGCATGATTAACCGCCTAGTAGGAAACATACAACTTGCAGCCAAAGCCTGGTACCGGTATATGATTGTCGAAGGTGGGAAAAAGGCTTTTAATATGGCAATGGACAAAGAAGATGCAAAGGGAGCTGCTGCTGCATTGGATAAAATAGGCAAATATACACGTTCTGACAAGGAAGATGAAAAATTCGATTACTCGCAACTGGTACCTCCATCCTTTGAACCTTCAGATGATGTCACATTACTGGAGGGGCTCGAACCGATAGAGAATCTTGAAGAAGAACGAATAAGAATGCGCAGTATGTTTAAAGGAATGTTAAACAAGAAAGCAGTGGACACTCATCCCATTGAAGAGGAGGAAGAAGAATGAACACGCAAATCTCTCCTGTTCTATCCGCCTATGAACTAAGAAGAAAGCAGAATGAAGTCGTAGACAAATTCTTTAATAGAATGCAACGACAGGCAATGGCCATCAACGCACATGACGAATATATAGTCGCATCACGTGGTACCGGTAAATCGGAAGGAATTGATGCACGCATCATCCTACGGAATGTGTGGGAAATGCCAGGTTCTTTGGGTGGACTTATCTCTCCCAGCTATGCAAAAGCTTGGGGAAATACACTGCCGGCCATTTGCAAAGCACTTGCCGAATGGGGATACATACAAGGCATTCATTATGTTGTTGGTCACAAAGCTCCGGAAAGCATGGGATTCGGCAAACCAGTACGTCCAGTATTAGCTGATGGTTGGAATAATGCTTTCCATTTTTGGAATGGTACCGTCATGGTGATTCTTTCCTTTAACCAGGGAATGTCTGCAAATTCTATGTCACTTGATTGGGTGATAGGCCCTGAAGCAAAGTTCCTCAATTACGAAAAAATAAAGAGCGAAGTAGATCCCGCCAATCGTGGTAACCGGCAATATTTTGGAGACTGTCCTCACCATCACAGCGTCAGCTACTCTACAGATATGCCTACCGCTTCAATGGGGAAATGGATCTTGGATAAGATAGATGAAATGTCGCTGGCACATATCAACCTGATCCGAAACCTATATAAAAAAGTGCAGGAATATAAACGTAAGCCACTGACAGACCATGTGGTGCGCATGATTAAAGAATACCAGCATGATTTAGACTTGGCACGAAAATATCAACCACCTATTAAGCCACAACAGGGGAAGACTAAAGAATATACAGTTTTCTATGGTGAATATGACGTGTTTGATAACCTGGAAGTACTCGGAGAAGATTTCATCTGGCAAATGTATCGCAACTCTCCACCTCTTATTTGGCGTACAGCATTTATGAATGAACGTTTATTCCGGGTGCAAAACGGGTTCTATTCAGCTTTAGATGATAATATTCATTTCTACACACCCGGTGATAATGGACGGCTCCGGGATCTTGGCAGTAACTGGAGTAAATTAACAGCTTGCGGCTGTCTAGGCGACGGTGATCTTGACTTCTCTAAAGAACTGCATCTGGCATTCGACTCCAATGCCTCCATATCGACAGCTATTATCGGCCAGTTGGATAATCATACTATGCGTGTACTCAAATCTTTTTATGTCAAAACACCAAGCAAACTACAGGATCTAGTCAAAATGATAGCCGATTACTACCGACCAAAACTAAACCGTGATGTAGTGGTCTATTATGACCACACTTTTACTTGGGAATCCGGATCATCAACCGAAACTTACGCAGATATCATCGAACGTGTATTCAAAGAAAACGGATATAAAGTTACAATGGTATATGTCGGCCAAGCTCCTAAACATGAATGGAAACATCTGAATATCGACCTAACCTTGAAAGGAGATCCGCAATTCCTTTGGATCCAAATAAACCTGTATCAAAATGAGTTTTTGAAGATCGCAATGGAACAGACTGGAATTAAACAAGGAAAGAACGGATTTGAAAAAGATAAAACGCCTGAAGGAACACCCGATACTCCCGACAATCCAGACGAATACAAAACACACATTACAGATGCCTTTGATACGTTATGGCTAGGTATGAACTTCTATTTCACTCTACCGGGAACAAGTGCAGGGGGGATATTCTTCCTAAACAATAAATAATCGCATATAGTGCGTTAATCACCCCCGCCACCTAAAAGAAAAAGAAAGAAGGCGGACTCCACTTTCCCCCGGAGCGCAGCGCAGGGGGCGACCGCAAAAGCAGCCCCCCTACCTAAAAGGTTCTAGGCTGTTTTTGCTGCCATCTTAGCGACTCTCTCGCTCATTCCGGCACATTGTATATCTTAGAGATAACTATCTTATTTTCGTTTATTTCTACCTTTGCTTTATCTCCCTGTTTAAAACCAAACATTTTCAAATATTCACCTTTTAGATTAAAACCTATCGTGCCTTTTTTCCCTTGTGGAAGCCTGACACATTGCAAAACTCTCTCCATATAATTAAGATTTAGCAGTATAACGAACAAAGGAAATAGCCGGAACACTCTCAACGGGTTGTATTAATCCCTTAACTGGATTCGGTTTTAATTCGATCGCAGAGGTTGGAGCTTGGTTTAGTTTATCCGGATTGATTTCATACACCGTCGGAATCTTCGTAAAACTGTCAACTATAATGCACCAATGATGCCAACATTCTAAAGAGATTGTATTTATGTGCAATACTTCCCCGTTCAGACTGTTCAAACAAAGATTTATAATTGTCATTAAACAGCAAACATAAGAAATATCAGCACCTATAAAAAACTGCTCCTTATCCTGTTTTGCGGCAGACAATAAAAGGCGTCCACTACCACAGGCGGGATCATATACCCGAACATCCCCGTTTCTCCGTTCTTCTGTTGGCTTAACGGCTGTCGTTAACTGTGTCATCAAATCACAAATACCAATAGGAGTGAAAAACTGCCCGTTCTTTGAATTACTTAAAAACTCTTCGAAATAGTCGCCGAAAGGGTCGTTTAGTGGTGTATTATCCATTTGCACGATTAAAGAGGCGAAAGCTTGTGAGAACAAATTTAATTCCTCTTTAGAATACGGCTTTATAGTCTTGAAATAGAGCTCCTCTTTGCGCCCCATTGACAGGCAACACACAATTATCTGCAAAAAATCATCAAATACTTTTGCACGTCCGTGTATTCGGGAAATACCCTCAAGATATTTCCCGAAAGATTCAAACTTATTGTTTTTCATTCACTTGCAGATTAGAGAACACAAAACAAATCGGATAAAAGTCGGTCGGGTCGTTTTCTCCGTCCTGGTTATCTTCTTGCTGTTTATCTATCGGTTTAGGTGCTCCCCATAGGCAAAGAGCGTGCGAGCCTTTTACAACTCGTTTCCCGTCTCTGTTCCATTGCTGCAACGTTTTTAACTGTATATGTCCCGATTGAGCGTATATCTCTTTCAGACCGTCATTAACTGTATTTATAGCTCCATTCTTTACAAGTTGTTGAAGAGGTTTAGACAATCCTTTTAAAATTTCTCTTTTTTCCTGTATAGTCTTTGCAGAATCAAAAATATTTTCCATCTTTGCAATACGTTAAAAATTAAACATTAGTTTGATTTTCCCCCTGTGACAGTGCGAATGTCATAGGGGGATTTTTTTTAGTTACGTGCTTCAAGTTCCGCCCGTATTTCATCTTCTATTTTTTTTAGATGATTATTCAAATCACCCATCCAATCTGTCAGTAACTTACCTATGGAAATGGGGTTTGAGGTTGAAATAGTTCTGCCAGTCGCATCTACTAAGGTCAGCTGTGCATTATTATTGTCATGCGATATTGTAAATGTTTCCAACTGTTTACGTTTTTCTCTAATTTCTTGGTATTTCTGACGTTGCAAATAAAGTTTATCAGCTTTATCCATTAACGCATCAATACTCATACACATTTCAATGTTTGATTTTTTAGGAGCTTCAACAGTTGCTTCCTGTGGTTTAACAGGCTTTTCCTGTGGCTTCTCTTTGACCTCGGACTTTTCTTGTGATTTCTCTTGAACGGGGGCAGTTGGAAGTAATAACAGCTGTGCTGCTTCTTCTGTCTTGCTGTTAGTCACTGCGTTACCCAAAACTGTGGCTTTGTTAGCCTGTGCACTTTTTGCACCTGTTACATTTGTTTTCATCTTTGAAATACGTTAAAATTAAACATTATAGGGAGAGGGTGCGAACCTCATTCCCTTTTGATTACATATCAAAGATAGTACTTTTAATTGGAATACACAAGCGTAAAGTACTGATAAACAGAAAGATATATCAACACATACATATAATATAAAGCTAATGCATACTATACTACACTAGGTTCATTTATCTTTTTTTTTGTAGAAAATCAGTCAAAATTTCATTTTTCAGATAAACACGGGACTGAAAACAAGCCGTTTTAAATAAAAGGAAGTTCAAACTGTAAATAATGTTAATGAAAAACAGAATCTCACGTAATTCTCATATATAAAAATATAAAAATCTGACTTCCAGCAAAAAAAGGGTTTTAAAGGGGAAAAATTTCCCCTTTATCTGTCGCAAGACCACGCACCGCCCTGAAAAAAAGTTTCAACCTAAAGTTTTTCAATTTCCCTTATATGCTGCGCTTTTAAAAATGTAAAGAAAATTTATTTTACCAAAATCGGCTCTCCTCCCTGTCCTTTATCGCCTGCCATACACCTGATACCTTTGCTTAAAAAGAAAGTCATGAACGATGTCATTACACAAAACCTACTCACATTCTTGCTTGGTGGTGGTCTCTTGTCATCCATCACTGGAGTTATTACTCTCAAATACACCAAGAAGCAAGCAGAAGCCAAAGCTCTTAGTTCCGTACAAGATGTATATCAGGAACTAATCGCTGACCTGCGAGCTGACAAGGAGGCTATGAAAAAAGAGAAAATAGAAAGCGAAACAAAATGGACTACCCGTATAGAAAAGCTGGAAAGCAACCAGCTATCCCAAGATAAAAAGATAGCAGAAAACGAAAAAGAAATAGCTGATCTTAAACGATTCAAATGTGTAAACCTAACGTGTAACAACCGTAAACAATGAAACATCATGCACACACTCTCATCTATCTTGCTTGCCTTGCTATTGCCTGGCTACTGTGTAGTTGCCGTAGTACTCTTCAAAACAATCGTAGTACTCAAGAACAAAGCGATCTTTCTATCACAGATTCCGCACTGCGAATTAGAACCGAAGATACCTATTCCCGATTCAACCTCAACCAGAAACAAACGGGTAAAGACTGGAAAGTTAAAGTTAACTTCGACACAACGAAATCAGCAGACCCATCTACCGGACTACCCCCAATATCGAATATCGAGATTGAAGGGAGCAAGACAACGATCAAAACTTTGCTTCAGAAAGATGACACTACACGTATATCTGATAAACAGGAAACAACGACTGACGTCACGTTTCAGCAAAACAAACAATCCGAATCCCAAAAGAATGCCAGCGGTTCTATCGCGGACGGAATTGATGATGGATTCAAGTATGGCTTAATCATTGGTATCCCAATATTACTAATCATTCTCATACTACCTTTTTATGCAAAGTATAGACAAAAGAATCCATCAAAGTAAGATATGGAAACTCATGGAGCGTAGACAAGACGGTAAGCCTATCGAATTCTCCATTGAATTCTGTAAAAAGAGCACAGGCGAACTTGTCACCTACGATCGTGCAGTATTGACCTCATTCCATAGTAGTGGAAGCACTATTAACGTATTACCTGCCGGAGAAGCTACTCCGAGAAAAATCCGCCGATGCCTTATCACCAAATTCAACAATCTCAAAGTATATTTCTAATGAAGCAACAACAATCCTCAATCAATCTTATAATGAAAGGCTATGATACTTATGCCGTCTTAAAAGGTGGAAAGAATGTTATCAAATTCAGTGATAACAGTGATATCGCCACTGATAAGAATCCTACACCTATCGAAGTAGCTCCCAAAGGAGAAAAGAATCCAATCAAATGGATACCACGCGGACGAAATAATCATATGCCTTATGACATCATGAAAAAAATCGGTACCAACGTCACCATAGGCAGCAATATCGAATTCAAGAATAAAGTTGTATTCGGTGACAGCATACTCGTCTATCGGAAATACCGGGACCCTAAAACGAGGAAAATAGTCAAAGAGGAAGTTCTTCCGTACGAGCAGCCGGAAATTTTTGAATTCCTTGAAAACAACAACTTCAATTTTGTCCGTATGGAGCTGGCAAACGATCTGGTTATATTCTATGACGGCTACCTGGAGTATATATTCAACAATGACAATAAATCCCCCAAACTCGTACAAATCAAAGCTAAGGAGTCCACTTGTTCCAGGATCAGTGAAATTGACGAAAAGACTGGTAAAAGCGAATGGCACGGTTATTCTGCAGAATGGCATACCGGTACACCAACAGATTTGATTGCCACTCCCCTGCTCGATCGGCAGACTCCACTACTCGACCTCAAAATGAGAATGGGACTTGCTCCCAATGACAAAGGAGAGAAAATTGTAGGAAAAGAACGGAGATTTATCCATAACCTCCGCATCTCTACACCCGGACGGTTTTATTATAGTCATCCATATTGGTGGAGTGTTTTTGCATCCGGCTGGTATGACTTCTCCAGTGCAATCCCTGTTTTCAAAAAATCATTGATTAAAAATCAAATGGCACTGCGGTACATTGTGTATATTCAAGAGCCTTTTTGGGAAAAGTTATTTGCATCTGAAGGCATAGTCAAAGATGACGAGAAGAAAGCACGCAAAGAAAAGTTCCTGAAGGATATGAATGATTTTCTTGCCGGTGAAGAAAATGCCGGCAAAGGCTTTGTCTCTCACTTTCGCTACGATCGTGTAAAAGGCTTTGAAGAAAAAGACATCATTATTACTCCACTCGAATCTTTCTTCAAAGGTGGTGAGTATATTGAAGACAGCGAAGAGGTCAGCAATATGATGTGTTACGGTATGGGCGTACATCCTTCGATAATCGGATCCGCACCAGGTAAGGGAAAAAGTATCAATGGTACCGAAGCACGGGAGTTATTTATCATAGAACAGGCACTCATGAAGATGTATCAGGATGCAACATTGGAACCTCTCTACTTTGCAAAAGCCATGAATAACTGGCCTAAAGATATTTATTTCTCGGTGACTAATTGTCAACTTACCACGCTGGACCAAGGTACCGGAGCGACAAAGAATACAGGTTTAACCCCAGAAACAGAATAAAATGAACGCACTAATCCCCGACATCGACACCCTCAAAAAGGTAGTAAAGATCAACTCCTCACTGCCTTACGAATCAATCGAACCATACATCGAAGATGCACTGGATATATACATCAAACCGTATATCGGTAAAGCAACGATCAGTAAAGCTCATGAAGACAAAGGATCTGACTTATACAACAAACTACTGCGTGCCCTCGGCCCATTAACCCTGATGCTCGCATCTGATGAACTGGGTGTTATGTTCGGTGATGCCGGTATCACAGTAAGTAACGTGCAGGGACAGCGTTCTCCTGCCAGTGACACTAAGATCGCAGCAGCAAAAAAGAATCTCTGTTTTCGCGGAATGCAAGCACTTGACCGGCTAATATCATACCTGGAGGAAAACAAAAAGGATTATCCTGATTATGTTATCGATAATATACCCCGTTTTTGCTTCATTCGTAATGCAGCAGAGTTTCAGGATCTCGGTATGGTAGACATTGATTATTCTATCCTATCTTATCGTATCATGTTCCCTACCATTCGTCAACTTCAAGAACACAACATTCGAGAAATGATAACGGATAAAGTCTATGACATACTCAAAGAAGCTCTTTCAGAAAATACCGAAACGCCCAAACAACAAGTACTTATTGACTATATCATCCGCTACTTAGCCAATAAAACTGCCGAATTATATACCTCACAGAAAACAACCGAACAACATGTAGCCGGCAGAACGATCGAATATACTCCCACTATTCGACCAATCTATCAAGATCCGGACGCAAACGGCAATTTTTTTGCAGACCAGGCAACTTATTATTCAGGGAAAATACACACTTATCTGGCCGAAAATGCGGAAGAACTGGGAGTTGAAACAACGTCTCAAGCTATTGACTTCAATTCTAAAGAAAAGAAACTATTCACCTCAATATCGTAACACTATGCATACTATACAAATTAATGATGATACATACACACTTCCAGAAAGTTGGGACGAACTCACCCCGAAACAGCTTCTTTATCTAGTCAAACTCACAAAGTCAGATATACCGGTAGAACAAGTTAAGGTATACATGATGCTTTATTGCCTGAAAGCTCATGTATGCCGGCATAAGAAAATATTTAAAGAGTATGTACGTATCAGAATTTGGCAAGAAAGTCCAACAGTCCGCTTCTATGTCCGTCGCCATAGCTATCTTCTTCATTCGGAAGAAGTATCAATGCTTGCCAACTTGTTTGACTTCCTTATTTGTTCGGAAGAAGATAGTTCATTGCCCATGCGCAAATACTATCACCTGACACCGGATCTGACAACCACCCCATATCCAACCATCCATTGCCGACTTTGGAAATTCATCGGCCCAGAAGATCAGTTGCTTGATATTACCTTTGAACAATTCATGTATCTACAGACCTATCTTGATGCAATGCGTTCAGATCCAACGAAGATCGACCACCTACTAGCCTGTTTGTGGCATCGTAATAAGGTATTCGACATTAATCAATTAGACAAAGATGCAGCCATTCTTCACCATCTTCCTGAAGACAGAAAAATACTCATGTATTGGTATATTTTAGGAAGTCTGTCATGTATGGCCAATTCCTATCCGCGTATTTTTTCAGGAGAGGGAAAGGGTAGTTACGGTCGCGTATTCGACGCACAGCTCCGCCTTCTTGATTCCCTAGCACAGTCCGACATGACTAAAAAGCCGGAAATCCGAAAAGGTCTTTTACTTGATGCCCTGTATTCGATGGACGAATCGATCAGACGAAAAGAGGAAACCGAAGAAAGTCTAAGAAACAGATAAAAGTTTGTTAGTAACAAACAAATAAACAATAAAAAGTTTGTTAGTAGCAAACTTTTCTATATATTTGCAGTGTCAAACAAACGCGGGTGACGTCCGCATAAGTTCTTTATATTATGGAACAATTGTTCAAAGCTATCCTAGAGATAGCAAATGCGAATCCTGATGGATTCACGGTTGACCTCACAACCTTAAAAAAGGTCACAAAAGGTATTTCAGTCGCCTATCTTGAGACTCAAGACAGTTTCGGAGAAGAAGGATTGAAAAGAGTTCTTAATCATGCTTTGATGCACGAAAAGAAAGTCGGTGGATGGCTTAACGAAGAAAACAATCAGTTTTATTTCGACTCCATCAGGATTTTCACCAACCTTGAAGAAGCCAAGCAATTCGGGCGTGAAAACAAACAGATTGCTATTTTCGACATCGGGCAAATGAGACTCATCAAATTGTGATCCGGAGGGGCGAAAGCCCCTCCATTACAAAGTATATTGCATTATTAAATACCCGATTATCAAATCGTAAATTGATGAATTATGAAGAATTTAGACTTACTACCTCTCTCTGCCGAGAGTAAAAAGCGAATCGACGAATTCGCAAAGCAGTATCAACGTTATGGACATATATCCATAGAAGTAGTCTCTTACTCCGATGGCCGACTAATCGTCCGTGCGGAACAAAAAGACTTAGTGAATGACAAGTTCCTTACCAAAAAGGAATTAACTGAACGTGTACGGGAAATGTTTAAGGGAGAAATCCCGGATGAATGGAAGCTGACTGTATCAGCTGTTAACTTTGACCGTAAGGATATCGACAGCATTACCGTTGATTGGATTAAGAAGCGTATGGAAAAGCTCGGATTAAAAAGTAAGCATTTAAGTAACTATACAGGTATTGACAAATGCACTGTATCCTCACTCTTATCTGGTGACAAGGAGTTAACTAAATGGCATAAGGTAGCCCTCTACTACTTCTTTAAGTATTATGAAGTAGCCAATTTCTAATCACAAAAATATATTGAGACAGGAAAGCGGAGTAAAAAACTCTGCTTTCTTTTTGCTATATATAGAAAAAATCGTACTTTAGCCATCGCCCAATATCGTTATAAAAACATGAATCCCTTACCATAGTGTAACCAGGCAGCTGGTTCCGGAAATAACACCGGTGGGCGCACTATAGTGAGGGATTCGCCCGTTTAACAATGAGATATACTAATAATATCACCGTTCTATCTTTAAAAGATGGTCCGCGAAATTCTTACTGCTGCAATGCTGATGGTTCTACAGATGACCCTGTTTCACTGCCTGACATCACAAGTGATACTCCTATTCAAACAAATGGTTTAGATACTAGCGATCTGATCAATAAATAGCAAATGCTATTAAAAAGGAAGTGACAGCCACAAAAGAGCCGAATATCAGAAATGCAAGAGAACGTTTAGTATATTCGACTCTTTTTTTATTCATTGCCTCCTGTGCAGTTATCTTTTGCTGAAGTACAACTAGTTCATCACTAACTACTTGTTTCTTTTGATCAATATCTTTCCCTTTAAAATAAGCTATATATTGCGGTATAGTAAACTTATCAGGTTCTTTTCCTGGTGCAAGAAGAGTATGCGGTTTAATGACATGATAAATATAACCAATAGAAATAGATGTAAAAACAACAATAGACAAACATCCGGAAGTCAAAGCTGCATCATCATTTGCACTCAAATGCGTAAGAATATATCCTATTGCAGCTGTTAAAATGCCAAAATAGATAGCAAACAAAGTATATCCCCTTTCAGTTATAAGAGATTCTACACGGACAAGATCATTATGGCGAGCCATAGCTTGTTCATAATACCATTTGATAAGCGATAAATCGATTACTTTTAATTGTTCTGCTGTGAGTCTTTCCATTGTCTATCAAATTTTGAGCTAAAATACATTTTTCTATTGGCATTACAAATATATTACCATTATCTTTGTTGCCGTAACAAATAAAACTATAATCTATGAAATGCAAACTTGAAAAATTAGAAATCCCAGCAGAACAGCCTTTCAAAAATTGTAAACTGGATCGGGAGAAGTATGCTGAAGTCCTTAAAACGATTATCACTACATATGATAAAGGCTTCGTATTAGCAATAAATGGCAAATGGGGAACAGGGAAAACCACATTTGTAGAAATGTGGAAGGCATATCTTGAATTAAATGAATTCAAGACACTGTACTTTAATGCCTGGGGAAATGATTTCATTTCAGACCCTCTTGTCGGATTACTTGGGGAACTAAAAGAAATAAGCCTGAGCACCAAAACTACAACAACTTTCACATCTATATTGACCAGATTAGGGAAAATTACCATTAAAGCTGGCCCCTCAATACTCAAAGCAATGCTAAAAGGGAAAGTAGGTGAAGAAGCCCTTAATATTATATCTGATTTTATTGAAGAAGGCTCTGCAATGCTAAGCAAAGAGATAGACAATTATGAAAATCAAAAAAAAGAATTAAAGTTCTTTCAAAATGAACTCGAAAAATACGTTAATGAAATCTGTGACAAAAAACCATTGATATTTATCATAGATGAACTTGATCGATGCAACCCACATTATGCAGTAAAAACTTTAGAACGAATTAAACATCTTTTCAACATACCTAATATAGTATTTGTCTTATCCATAGATAAGGAACAATTAAGTAACTCTATACGTGGATATTATGGAAGTGATCTAATAGACGCCGATGAATACTTGAAAAGATTTATTGATATTGAATATATATTACCAGCCCCTAATATAGTACAATTCTGTAACTACTTATATGATTATTATGGCTTTGATAGCTATGAAAAGGCGAGAGATTCAAGAGATGGACTAAAGGAGTCTTTTTTAGTTATAGCTAACATTCTATTCATGTATAAAAACCTATCATTAAGACAAATAGAAAAGATTTTCACCCATATTCGTCTATCTCTAAATATGTATAACTATAATCAAATCATATATTCAGATTTAGTATGTTTACTCACATATCTTCGAATTTGTGAACCTGATTCCTATGATAAAATAAGTTATAAGAGCTACTCAATACAGGAACTTATAGATCAAATAGAAACTATAATTCCAAAGCAAATATTTAACGTTGAATTAAATGCAAGTTATTCTCCTAACCGTTATTTTTACTTTACATTAGCTTTATTATTAAGATGTTATGTCTGTAGTTATCAAAATTCCGACAATAATGATAAACTTTTAACAAGAACATCATCTCAATCAAAATTAGAAATCAACTTTAATGTAAAAATTATCAATAAAGAATTATTAGCCGAGGCCTTAGAATGGGTATTCAACAATAATAAAATGATACCATTATCTTACTTTACTAATAAAATTGACTTACTGGAAAATTTCATGATCGTCAACACAGTAGAATAAATTCGTTATAAATTATTTCAATCAATATTAATCACAAATAAGCGGAGCAAAAAACTCTGCTTTATTTTTGTTAATTTTGAAAAACAATTGTACTTTAGTTATTATCAAAATAAACTAACTCGTCAATTCCTTATGTCGTGCACTCGTAAAACCGGGTGGCTGGGTGGTTCCAGTTGGCACACGACATAAGGAATTGATTTTTTTATACTATGGAATCATTAGAAATTCATTTCAAAGGTATAATATTAAGTGATCTATATTGCGACCCTCGTAAAAAACGTATTCAATACGATATATTGGATAAGCTACAAATTAAATTATTACCAGAACAACTTATTAGTTACCGGAAACAATGAATCATGGAGGGACTAATAACTGAAGATTGCCCAGATGAAATAGATTCGCCCGTTGAAATCACTCCTAAAGGTTACAAAATTATTCACTTGCATAGAAGTTACGATGCCTATATTAATTCTATGAAACAGGATGAGGAATTAGGAAAAGAGAGCGAAAGACTGCAAGCTAAATATTTGAAACTAAAAATATACAATACGGTCATAACTATTTTTTGTACCATAATATCATTTTTAGCAGGTATCCTACTATCAGGCCCAATAAAACAGCTATGGCAACAGCTATAGATTTATTAAATACCGCGACCCTATATTGATAGTAATCACGAGATAATTCAGACAACTTGCGACGTAGATTTTTAATCTCCTGTTCTTGATCCATATTTGATTTATTTTGAGCTAAAATACAATTTTCTATTGGCATTACAAATATATTACCACTATCTTTGTTGCTGTAACAAATAAAACCACACATGGAAACAAAAAAATTAACAGCTGCCGAAAGCACTCTAGCAGCTATGTCAAAAACAGTGCTAGTGTTAGGTATCATAGGTTCAATCGTAGTTTTCTTCTCGTCATGTATTGCGTGGGAATATTCCAGATACTCCGGAGGTATAGTTGGAGCAGATGGAATCAATTGGTTAGGATTCCCAGCCCTTATCTATTGTGTCATGGGTACCTTGATTGGATGGTCTGTACTTGCTATTCTCGTTGAAATCGCAATCAATACCCGGACAAACAATTCTCAATCTAATTGGAAAAAAGACTTTGCAGTGATGGTAGCTACTGGAGAAAAAGGGAAAGCAAAAGAAATTCTTTATCGTGGCATCATGGAATCAGAGGAGTTTAAGCGGGTATTAACCGGTGGAAACGAAAACTACCATAAAGAATGCATAGACGCTTTAAACAAGAAATACAGTGATCACCTCAAAGCTATCGATGAAGACTCATTTATAAATACTGATGAGAACGAAATATACCAAGCATTCAAATGAAAAGACACACTCTATTTATTGCGGTTATAGCTACAATTTCATGTAATGTCACTGCGCAAAATTCCGATTTACAAAAATGGGCTAATAAAGTTAATAATCAGAAAGTCTATTCTGGTCCTAATAAGGTGGAGACAGGACTAGCCAATCACAAACTAGACCAAGATGCTATATGTGGCTACCTGCCGATTAAAGATGGTAAAGTATATTATTCTGATGTAATTCAAAGTAATGGGACGGCTGATCAATTATACACGAGTGCGCGTTCATGGACTGCTAAAAATTTTGTAAATGCACAGAATGTTATCCAAATGGATGATCCAACATCACATAAAATGATAATAAAAGCATCTTGTCCGGTATCGAAAGATGGTCAATTCTTCTACTATACATTAACGATACAAACTAAAGATGGCAGGTATCGATATGAACTATCTGATTTTCTTATGCAGGGATTTAAAGCAGGTTTAGTTCCTAAAGTTTTCAAAGAACCTTTTGAAATCTATTTCAAAAATTATGATTGTGAGAAAACAATTCATAAGAAAGAACTAACGGTCATCAAACGAAACATAGAAATTTCTATAATTGAAAGTTTGCGTGCCGCAATGTTAAACACACGTTCTGACACCAACGATGATTGGTGAAATAAACATTATTTTGTTTGGCACTCTCAAATATTATCCTCATATTTGTAGTGCCAAATCAAATGATAGATAATCTATCCCGATGAGCAACGGTTAGATGCTCAATACGAAATTGGGCTTTTTTTATGTCCATCAGTTTGCTTCCGATATTAATATTGTTTGCAAATTCATATACGAAATAGTAGAAGTTTATTTATAAACGAATACGGCTGTCTTTCTTCTCGTTGTATTACAGCTCTTCGGGGTTATACTACATTTGGTTTGGCGACTACGGGAAATTGGCAGCCGTTCGTGTACCGTCTAGGTACACGAAAACTTGCCAATAACAGCCAAACCAAATGTAGTATATGAAACAATTAACCCAGGGCACGAACTACGTGCCCTCATTCCGCACAGGAACAGACGTAAACACGCTCCAACAGCGTTACTTCCGTGAATTAAAAAAAGAATGCGCTATCAACTCCGCATCGGACGCCTATTACGTCTCTGCAATAGCCTGCTTCTGCCTGACCTTTATCTTTCCCCCTGCTGTAATTGGCGCAGTTCTCTGTGTCTATCGAGCAAAGAAGTGTCAGAAAGGGGGTGAATCATGATGTTCTTTATTCACCATGTGCAAACATATAAGAACGTAAATCGTAAGGGTCAGGAAATGTGTGAATTTGCCCAGGCATACGACCGTATTCTAGTACAAGATGAATGTGCTATGGATTCCCTAAAATGCGAATTCGAAGAAGTTGTCAAGGAACTGAATGAGAAATACCCTAATCAAAAAAAACTCAAATTCAATGGGCATAATGGAGACTCCTCCGGTGGACAATGGAGTATAAAACTAGGAGACGATGATAGCAATCCTGTATGTTATATCTCATACAGTAAAGTACGCGGTCATTATTCTTTTGGAGAAGGATCTCACCTACTGGAACAGAAAGGAGACCAGCCATGATACCAACAGAAATCAATGGCATCATCCTCACCGATGATTGTATCTCATCAATCAAAACTATCCAGGAAGGAGAACACTCTTGGATGGAAGCAACACTGGAAAAAGCAATTGACTTAGCTCTTGACATTGATTCTCCGGACATAGATTCTGTCAATCGACTAACACTTATTTCTGAAATCAGAATAATAAAAAAGCATATTCAATCAATAAGCAGTATTCAACACCCTAAAAAATAACATTATGAATAGACATGAAGCCTTACGGTTAGTAAACAAATTACTGGATCCGGAAACACCAATGGACGAAAAGCAGCGTGCAGCCGCACAACTTTCTGAATTAATTCGTATCTTGCTTCCAGAATCAGACGAAGAACAAAAATGATCTTAACGATAATAACTATATCCGGAATAGTACTTCTGTGCCTGGCATTCTTTAAAGCCTCGCGCTCAATCCTTGCAAAAGTATTTTGGCTTCTGCTCATGCTTACTTTGTTAGCACTATTCCTGTTCTTATAACCTATCGTTTTGTCCTTTATAGCCCGCCCGCAGCGGGCTATTTTTGTCTCCATAACCTAAACATTATACAGTTATGGAGTATGACCATTTCGCTTATGGTGAAGCCTTAGCTTCGGCACTCAAAGCCATTTCACACACATCTCAAAAGAAAAGGTTCTTCACAGCATTCGGACTGGAGGACCTGATCAGCCTCGATGACAGTTTATCCTCCATCAATGGAACCATCCTTATCGCCGTTGATGGTTGCGAGTCCGAATCCGAAGACAACGAAGCTGATTCACTCAATGACAAACAAGTCTACTCATTCATCGTGGCCAGAAACACAATTTACGGAAATCCGGAAACGATTAATCAGGCAGCCAAACAATGCAAGAGTATATGTAAACAGATCCGGAATAAATTGCTGAAAGACATTAAATATGTAGACCGCAATACTCAAATTAACGGTATCGGCCCGATCGGTGATAACTTCTATGGCACCGTGCTTACCTTCTTTGTTAATGTTCCGGAAGAATTCATCGTCGATCCAAACTACTTTTTGTAATGGGATTCTATAAACGAATGTCAGACAAGCAGTCGGAAATCAAACGCTATAATGCGGCCCGACGAAAAGCGGATAAGTTATCTTCTACTCCGACTTCCCGGCTAATCCGAATGGAAACCATCTCGGAGATAGAACGCTATAACATCGCCCAGGATACCGACCGACTCACCGCATTCAATAAAGAGGTAGAACAATGGCAGGATGCTGTCAGTAAACAACTCAAAGCCACCATTTCATCCCGTAGTTTACGTATTGCTCGTGAACTACAACCTAAAGCCTATACTGACAAATACGGATTAATCAACCGACTTGGTTTCTCTTTTCCTCGTCATGGTGTCTATATCCACAAAGGTGCCGGACGCGGGCAAGGTGGTCTTATCGGAAGTAAATGGAGCTATCTGAAGAGAATCAACGGAATGGAAATCAATACGAGTATCATCCGACATACTAATCCCGCATCACTTGGCAAACAGAATGAAGGTAACCGGCAGGCTTACCATTGGTTCGATCCGGTCATCAAAAACCGTCTTCCGGAACTTGCCGATATCTGTATGCGCTATTTTGACACTATGCTTATCGACGCAACCAAAATATACATTGAAAAGTAAAGCCATATGAACGACCTAAACCGAAGTATTAAAATATTTATTGATGGAACTGAAGCATCAGCCGGCGTCAAGAAGATAGAAGATGCCATCTCCCAGCTAGAGAATAAAATATCTTCTCTTGATAAATCAGAATCAGGATATGCCAGAAAATCCAAAACTCTGCAAAAAGAACTGGAGAATAAGTATAAAACTCTCAATACTTATAAGCAAAAAGTAGCCGAGACCGACCGAATCCTGAAGAATCTCTCCGGTGCCACCTATGATGAACTATTATCTGTCAGCCAAAAAGTCCGTAAAGAACTCCGTGCAGCCATACCCGGTACTGAACAATACAATGCAGCCCTGGAGCAAAATAGGCGCGTCACTGAAGCAGTAGCCAGGGCACAAAAAAATATGCGTGTAGAAGTTGGTTGTCAAGCTAGTCCAATAGGAAAAGCCGTGGAACTGTTTAATAAATATGCAGCTGTTGTCACCACCGTCATAGCAGCTGTGACAGGCTTAACACTAAAGCTGAACCAACTTCGTGAAAAACGCAATGAACGTGAAGATGCCAAAGCCGATGTCGAAGCATTAACAGGACTTTCCAAAGACGACATTAATTGGCTGGAACAAGAAGCAATCCGGCTTTCCACTACAATTAGTGATTCCGGTATCCGGATCCGACAATCAGCAACCGAAATTCTTGATGCTTATAAATTGGTCGGTTCTGCTAAACCGGAGTTACTATCTAACAAGGAAGCACTAGCCGCAGTAACAGAACAAACACTCATCTTAGCATCTGCTTCAGGGATGACACTGAAAGACGCAGTGGATGCCGTAACTCTCTCTCTCAATCAATATGGAGATGGTGCTGATCAGGCAGCCCGTTATGCGAATGTCATGGCAGCCGGTTCTAAATATGGATCTGCTGCAGTTGAATCAGTTACTAATGCAATAACCAAATCCGGTGTTGCCGCTTCATCCGCTAACATCCCCATTGAACAGTTAGTCGGAACTATTGAAACTTTAGCAGAGAAAGGTATCAAAGATGAAATAGCCGGTACCGGTCTAAAGAAATTCTTTCTTACTCTTCAAACCGGAGCTAACGATACGAATCCTAAAATCGTAGGACTGGAGACTGCACTGGATAACCTGCAGAAAAAACAATTGTCTGCAGCACAAATCAAAAAAATGTTTGGTGAAGAGGGGTATAACGTCGCTTCTGTTCTGATCAACGAAACTGAAAAAGTCAAATACTACACCCAGGCAGTCACCGACACCAGTGTCGCCATGGAACAGGCAGCTACCAAATCCGATACGGCAGCCACCAAACTCGCACAAGCGAAAAACAAAATGAATGAGATGGGAATGGAGTTAATGGAAAAACTCAATCCTTCAATTATTAGTGCAGTAAACGATACAGTAAACTGGACCAGAAAAATTATAGACCTGATTGGGTTTATGGTCAAACATTCGGGTATAATCATCACTCTAACAACTGCCATTACAACTTACTACCTAGCTGTAAAGGCTACTGAATTTTACGAGACAAAGCTCAAAAATGCAAAACTATTAAGTATTGCAACCGACAAAATAGCGGAGACATGGAGTAAGATCAGGTTAGCCTCAATTCTAGCTTTATCTGCAGCCAAATATGCATTAGCCGGCAACACAACGATGGCCACAGCCGCCATGCAGCGACTCAATGCCACAATGAAAGGAAATATGATAGGAATCATTATTTCATTATTGGCCACAGCAGCTATGGCAATCTATCAATTCACTAAACGATCCAAAGAAGCAACGGAGGCACAAGAAAAATTCCAAAGCGAGTTACTTAAAGAGCAACGTTCGCTCAATAATTTGTTTGATGCTCTTAAAAGAGCAGGAGAAGGCACAGAGAACCGCCGCCGGCTGATTAAAGCTGTTAATGAAACCTATGGCCAGTATCTTCCACATCTTATCACCGAGAAAAGCTCACTTGATGAGATTAATGATGCCTATAAACGAATAAACGGTTCTTTACAAACACAAATAGCTCTCAAGGTACAAAATGAGGCTACTGATAAAATCGTTACTAGTGCCGTAAAAGAACAGGCTACAGCACTTGAGGGTATCCGTAACAGAGTAGCCAGTTCACTCGGAAACGGACAGCTTACTAATATTGTAATTGACGATCTGAAACAAACAACCTCGGAATTCCAAAAAGCTGGCATGAAATGGCAACAGGCTTGGGGACAAGCCTATCACAACATCAGTCGCAAGTATTTCAAAGGGCAAGCACTTAGCGATGAAATGGGAGAATATATAGAAGACTATATTAAAAGTGTATATGATATGGAAAAAAAGATTGCTCAAACCGAAGCTAAATTCCGCCCTTTTCTAAACCGTATCAATAATAATCTTCTCCCTGAAACTGTTGTTACCGGAGATAAACCGGAAGGAAATAAGACAAGTGAGGATGAAAAAGAATCCGAAAAGAAGCGAAAAAAACAACTTGAAGAAGAAAAAAAACTATATACCCAAAAGCAAGCCATACTGAAAGAAATGTTTCTGGGGGGTAATGATGAAACTCTGAAGACAGAAAAGCAATTTCAGAAAGAAATGGAATGTCTGCAGATGGAATACCTGGAACGGTCCCTTAAAGTTGCTGGATCCAAATCCAAGGAAGGTGCCGAAATCCAAAATCAGATTAATGATCTGAAGTTAAAAATGCAGAAAGACCACACTCAACAGCTACTTGACGAAGAAACAACTCAATATGAAAAGCAACAACAGGATTTAAAAGAACTGTATGCCTCCGGCAAAGATGAGAATCTAAGCTCCGAAACAGCCTATAATGATGCTATGGAACAACTTACCATCATGCATCTTGAACGAATGCTTTCCATTGCCGGTTTAAACGCCGAACAACGAAAACAAGTTGAGAAACAACTTCTTGATTTCAAAATAAAATGCATGAAGGAAGAACAGGCCTCACATGCCAAAGCAAAAGATGCTGAACAAAAGAAGACAGCAGCACAAACCAAGAAAGAACAACAACAATATCAGGAACGTCTGCAAACATACAAACAGTATGGTTCAGCACTTGGTTCAGCAATGGGGAACATTATCTCCGGACAAGAAAATGCAATGCAGGGTTTTGCAGACACAATGATTGATATCGTATTCGATATACTGGGAAAGATCATCGAAGCCGAAATTATAAAAGCTACAGCCACTGCCACCGGTGCCGTGGCCAGATCTACAGCTGAAGCAATGGCTATGCCGGATTCCGTTGCATCATTCGGAGCTTCCGGTGCAGCTCGTGCAGCCATTCTCACCGGCTTGATTATGGCAGCACTTGCAACTGCAAAAAGTGCTCTGAAAGGAATGGTTAGCGGCAAACACTCGTCCGGATCTTCCGACTCCGACACGTCTTCGACCGACGCTCCCAAACGAGCAACCGTCAGCGTATCCCAATGGGCATCCGGCCGGTATGATGTCATCGGGAAAGATGACGGCAAGAACTATCAGGACATACCTTATATTGGGGCTGCACAAACCGGAATCGTTCGACACACTTCTCTAGTTTCAGAGAATGGTGCAGAATTAATCATTAACGCCGAGGACTTATCACGGTTACAAAAACATATAAATTATCCTTTGGTACTAAATGCGATTGAAGATGCCCGTAAAGGTCATGTGCCCCAACGAGCTTCAGGTAATTACGCAGCAATAGATACTCCTGTCCGAAATAACCAGGAAATTCCTGAAACTGATACATCAGCAACCGAACTAGAAAAACTCATAAAAGAAATCGGGATGCTGATTAATACCCTCAAGAATCTAAAAGCATACGTATCCCTACGAGATATACGAAATGCTGAAGAACTAGATGAAAAATCCAAGAAACCATTTACCCGCTCAACCAAATAAGAATTATTATGGCACTAAGAATATCAAACACATCCGGTACTTTTGATCTGCCGAAAGACTTCAGTACAGAAATAGAAGACAGCTCTCCCATTTACAACGAACGGGGATCCCAATCTATTGCCGCTACCATACCTGGTACCAGAAATAATCTACGTCTCAACAATTACATTAACAGAACTGATATTGACAGCGCCCCTATTGCTGATGAACGCGTGACCATCAGTGACGGAGTTTACCATCGAGTGGGTAAAATGAATACGACAAAAGCTTCAGAGAATGATGGAATAACTTTTAATGTAGGGTTTGGAGAATCTGAATTATACAGTATATGGGAAGATGTTTCTTTGCAGTCCATCACCCTTCCTGTTATTCGTCCTGAAGGAGGAGTCTCGGAATTACTACCTTATATTATAGAGAATAGTCAAAAGGATGATTCTCCTTTCTGTCTGTTTCCTGTGGCTGTATCTTGCAATCGTAAGAAAGATAATGATACAGTTACAGATTATGCAGAATATATAAATAATTATCGTGATGGATATTGGTGGAAAGCACGGACGGAAACTTTTTTCATCAATGGAGAACCCGTGGAAGTATCGCTTCCTGAAGGATATGGAATAGTTCCTTTTATAAAAGTCAGCTATATATTAGAAGCTATATTCTCAACCTACGGATATACTGTCACGGAGAACCCATTTACTAACCACCACCAGCTCGGTCAATTGGTTGTTCTTAATAATGCAGCCGACTGCTGTGTAAAAGGAGAACTAAAATATGCTGATCTCATGCCTGACTGCACAATCAATGAATTCATGCAAGCCTTATGGTGCCGTTTTGGATTACTTTACTTTGTAGATGGAAATACCCGTAAGGTCAGACTTAAATTCATTCGTGATATCCTTAATTCCAAAACTACTTCTGATTGGACGCTACAAAAAGCGTCCAAACCAATTATCAATTTTGAAGCCCCACAGCAATTAAAATTATCAGCTGCAACAAACGTACGGGGGGAAGATCCAAGATGGACGGCAGCTCCTGCCGCTGATTCACTGGATAAATTCTTAAAGCCATATCATTATATTGTTACCACTAAAGCAAATGGATATCTCACTTATTCTACAGAGAGCGGATTATACTATAAAACAGATAACATAACCGGACGTTCAGAATTAGTGTCAACGGATTTCTTCCCCTGGGATCGTGGAGCTGATATGGCATATAAAGAGATTACCTCTATTGATGAATTTTTGCCTTCCGCAACGGAGCGTTTTAAAGGAAACATATATAAATATATACGAGTTCCTTACTATCTGTTCGGTAAAGTACATCGATACACTACAATTTCTAGTTCCGATGTTGAATTATCAGAAAACTTAAACTACCAAACCCCTTTGGCATTTTGCTTTTCTTTCTTCGATACAAGAGACCGAGTTACTTATGGTTCACAAATTTGTCTGGATATTTTCGGAGAACCGGTATTAAACAAACAAAATGGAAAAGCCTGCGAAATTTCTCTTTTATTTGTTGGCAAATATGGACTGTTCAATCATTTCTGGAAGGAATATGACGCTATTCTTCGCCACGCCAATCATCTCATAGAAACGGATATGCATCTATCGGCTCAACAATGTATGAATCCAGATTTCTCCTCTCCTATTTTACTTGATGGTCAACGAATGTTGCCTGATACCATACGTTATACGTTACCCAAAAGTTCTTCATTCCCGGCAACAGTCAAATTGCGTACAACCAAATTACTCAAACCATATAATCTGAAAGAAGAACAAACCGTCCCCATCGTCGATCAAAAATATAAGTGGGCGTTATTTGATAACAAGAATTCAGTTGTAGAAGCTGCCGTAAAACCACAAAAAGATGCCTGGAGAGACGAAGCGAATAGAGATGGGAATAGCTTATATGACCTACAATATAAGAATGTTTCTACTGATACAGTGGATATTAAAGTCCCTCTTTCAGTACCTACTGAAGAAGATTACAATAATAAAAAGGAGTATTTTATAAGGAAAGTCAATTATAGTTTCGATCTATATTACCGGATTAGGTATTACCTCGGTACAACGCCCGATGGACACCTCCATTATGAGATTAGTAATTCGAGAGGAGGAGTACATTATGACCTGCAATATGACCAATCAGTGCGTGCAGAGTTATTATAAAATGTCCTTTATATCCCGCAATATAACATACAATTTTGCAATATGAATACATCAGAAACAGTAATATCAACTATTCAATCAAATGATATTGAAAAGATGCTCATCACTTATCAGAAATATATGAAAAATGCATCTATTACGTTTGATGACCTCTTTCTTTTTCTCTCTCACCCCACCGCTGATAGAGAAGAATTCCTGCATGACTATTGTACCTGTAATTATCTGGTACAAGAACAAATTATCTCACCTAATTATCTAGTAAAATGAGTCTGACTGCAAACATATCGCCCGCCAATATGGCATTGACCGGCAATCCAATCAAGTTGTCGATCAACAGCAGTTCTCTGGCAACTTATACCATTTTAGTAGGAGAACAAACAATATTCACCGGCAGCGGAGAAGGCAACTTCTTTGTTTTTATTCAGGACATACTTGCTGATATAGTACAACCGGCCCAATTATATAATGAATCGGAAGAAGTTCTGCTACAGGCAGAAGGTTGTTCTCGTAATGTTACTATCAATGTTTCCAATAGTGAAAAAAATAATCTAACGATCTCACTGAAAGTATTTATTGGCGGAGTAAGTAAAAGAATGTTACGTCATCTCAATGATGAAAATAAGAATGTGTTTATCTGGAAATTGATGAATCCGGACGGTAATTTCTTCCAAACAACCCGTACTTCCGAAAGACTTATTACAATCCGGGAAACGGAACTACTTCCGCTCTCCTTCATCTATCCTGATGGTGGTATACTAAGAGTAATTGCAAACGGAATGGAGACCGCCCTAATCGGAGTAGCCGGACAACCGGTTGCACTCAACTTATATCGTCTTCGGAAGCAACTTTTCGATACTCACCATATTCTTGCCTCCATATTTGATATCTATGTAGGAGAAACTAAATCCTGCACGATCGTAATTACTCCCGGAACAATAAGTAGAGAAAGGTATCTCTTACAATTTCTTAATTCATACGGTTCTTATGAGCTGATCGAAATTACCGGCATTGGAAGTATTAAGCGTGAAGCAGAAAAAGAAAATGCATTCAATAAGTATGATGAAGTCATAGATGATTATGTTGAATCCTGGGAAAGGTTATCCGGACGCGAATCTATGACTGTAGAATCCGGATATCGCACAAATGACGAACTGATACATTTGATTGATCTGTTATCTTCTGACGACATAAAACTCCTTGGACTGGACGGACGAAATATCAGAGTAAATGTCACAGCGGAAAATCTTACCAGAGCATCCCGTGCAACCGTTCCGGAGAGTATAAAGTTATCTCTACGTTTTGCGGATTCAGAACAACGTTATACAGGTTCATTTAATGATGATGATTTAGGGTCGCCACGAATACATACCGAACAATTCACTAAACAATTCAATTGATATGTCAACACAACAGGATCTCATAGATCAACTGATAGACTACATTGACAAGGCTATTTTGAAGAACAGTGTCTCCAACCGACATGTCGCAACAGTACTATCTTTCCTAAATGAAAAACTGAAAGATTTTGCTGAAGGAGATACTTTTTTGCGTCGTAAGCAACCAGACAGCACCCTCTTCTTATTGCAGTTACTAGGAGGACTTGAAGTTGAGAAAGGAGTAAAAGCTGATAATATAGAGGTGCTAAATGAACTTCTTGCCAATACCGCCTCTTTCACTGGAAACATTTCTACTTCAGGAGATATTTCTTCTTCAGACTATGCCTGCAAAATGTTGGGATGGTTAATATCGGCTATCGGAGATGCAGAGTTTAACTCTGTACACATACGCGGATTCTTGGAATCAGATGAATTTAGATATAATCGTATCTCGGTAGTTAGTGGAGAAACTTGGAATGCACCTGGCGGGGGCATCATAGAGGAAGTAGATCCACTGGAGAGAATTATCTATTTGAAATTAGAGCCCGGAGAACTTGCAGAAATAGAGATTGATGACATCTGCAAAGGAAAATTCAATGATTCGGTCACTGGTTTTCATACCTCTTATTTCCGAATTTCTGAAAAAATTGATGAAAAGACTTTTAAATACATACTTCGTAGCGGAACTATACTTCCACCACAAAAGACCATGCACTTCGTCGCGTATGGAAACTTCACGAACGAAGAGCGACAAAGATCGAGCTATTCGACGCAAAGCTATGTCCGCTATCTGACAGGTGTTAATAATTGGGAGATTACTAAGGAAATGATCGCTATGCAGTTGGGCGACCTGTCTAACTTAAAACTGTTTGATATTGATATGACCGGACATAGTGCGTATCTCCGTAATGTATATATGACCGGAGTTATCAAACAGATTTCCGATGATGGAGTAACAGAAAGCCGCGTCCCCTGTTTTAAGGGAGAGTGGAAAGCGGGGGTTTATTATTACTATGACGAAGTAACTCACAACGGATCATCATGGTTATGTATTTCAGATAAGCCTACAACGCAAGAACCGGAGGAAGGTGCTACAGACTGGCTTGAAAAGTCGGCGGCGGGTAAAGATGCGGTAGTAGTTAATATAATGAGTAGCAATGGGAATATTTTTCAGAACGGCTCTGTGTCTACTACATTAACCGCTTATGTGATAAAGGGAGATACTGATATTACAGATAGTGTTCCGGATTCCCGGTTCTCGTGGGAGAAAGAAAGTAATAACGATGATACCGATAAGATATTTAATGAGGCGCATGTCGGGCACGGGCATGTACTTACACTTACCCCAGATGATGTTTGGGGACGTGCTACATTTAATTGTATTGTTTCACTATAAAAAATAAATTTATGGCATTTACAACACCATGTTTTATAAGAAAGAATACTAAGGAACTTCGAAAGAAGTTGGAGGTATTGGGGTATAAAGAATCTATCGGAAAGGAAGGTCCTTTTCTTTTCACGTCATGCAATAGCTTTGACTGTATGCACTCCGATTCCGGATTGAATGATTTAGTCAATAATGGACTTATTGATTGCGGTGGAAATGAAGAGCTTTTTCTTGCTATTGCTGCACTTCGTGATGATATTGACAGAGGACAATGGTTCGTTTTGGATTATGACAATATTTGGGAGGCAGTTGGCTGTTATCAATACAAAGGTGATTTTAAACTGTGTGATTATAGAGATAAATGGTATGGAGCGACCGATATTCCTACTGCTCATAAGGCTACGGTGAAAGAACTTATTGAACATTTTAGTGCCCTACCCTTAAAAAAGTGAATTAATTTAGTTTTAAATGTGACAAGTAAAATAGTTATAACAATTTAATAATCAAAATTATGCCAATCGCAAGAGGTCAAATTACTATCGTCGATCTTAACGACGCTAAATCAATGAACATGTATCTAGGCTCTAATCAGCCTTTGACGCAAATCTTTAACAAGGAAAACAGCACCTATGTACCGAACTATACGGCTTCTCCTTTCCTTGTCATTACCCCTGAAATGTATGTATCCGGAACGACAACAAACGTAATCAGTCGTTTAAAAGCTGCTCCTACCTATACAGTGAATGGAGGTGCAATCACTGCATTCGGTGGTACTGTTGCCGCTACTGCGCCGTATGCGTTGACGCTTAAGAACAATATGACATCTGTATCGCAGATGAAGGTCGAATGCTCCGGTATTTATGTTGATCCGGATACGAAGTTAGAAACTCCTGTCAAGGCAGTTATCAACTACACTAAAACAGAAAATGCCGGACAGCTTATTTGTGCTATTGCGTATGCTCCTGCTGGTAATGTTTTCAAAAACGATCAGTCTTCAACTTTAAAAGCGCATTGTGACATGTGGCGAGGTAGTAGTATTGATGCTGATAAGGTTGCATATCAATGGTTTAAATTGAAATCGGATGGTACTTGGGAATCTTTGGCAGCTTCCAACTCATACGGCATTACGGGTACAACAACTAATGAGATCACCATCCCGGCAAGTGCTGTCTTGAATTTTGAGTCTTTCAAATGTGCAATCAAGGATACCGATACAGCATCCGGAACCTACAACACAACAGTGAGCGATATTATTTCGTTCTCCGATCTTTCCGATCCGTATATAGTGGAAGTATCTTCCACAACGGGGGATAAGTTAGTTAATGGCCAAGGAAGTACGACTATCAATGCCAAGGTATGGCAAAATGGGGAAGCATTCACCGATAGTGCTGCTGATACCAAATTTGTATTTTCTTGGAAGAAGTACAATAAGGATGGTACACAAGATACGGCTTGGGGAACTTCCGGTGTAAAGACTGGAAAAACCATTACCGTCACTGCTGCCGAAGTCGATGTAAAAGCGACGTTTGTAGTTGAATTATCACTAAAATAATAGCATGATAGTAGCAAGAGGACAAATAACGATTAGCGTAACGAAGGACGGGCAATATCCCGCGCAGGAGTTCGCAAAGTCTACATCTGGCACGGTTGCGCCTACAAGTGGGTGGAGTAAAACTCCGCCCGCCTGTGGTACAAACGAATATTTGTGGATGCGCACGGGTATTGTTATCCCTCCGGCTACGTCTCCCGTTTCGTGGACTACAGCTCGCATTGGTGCAATAGATGGGGCAACTGGAGCTAAAGGTGACAAAGGTGAAACGGGACCGACCGGATCGCAAGGTATTCCCGGTACATCGCAGTATTTTCATGTGAAGTACTCCGCTAATGCGAACGGCAATCCTATGAGTGATACTCCTAATACCTACATTGGTACAGCAGTTACAACAAGTGCGGCCGCTCCGACTGCTAACACATCGTATAAATGGGTACAGTTGAAAGGTTCGCAGGGCATCAAGGGAGATCAAGGTATCGCGGGACCGACCGGAGCGGATGGTAAGACAAGTTATCTGCACATCAAGTATAGTGACAACGGTACGACCTTTACGGCAAATGGCGGCGAGACTCCTGGTGCTTATATCGGCCAATACACCGACTTCACGGCGGCAGACAGCAATACGTTTTCCGCTTATACTTGGACGAAAGTGAAAGGTGACAAAGGAGATAAAGGCGACAAGGGAGATACGGGGGCAACTGGGGCTAAAGGTGACAAAGGCGAAACGGGGCCGACCGGATCGCAGGGTATTCCTGGTACATCACAATTCTTCCATGTGAAGTATTCCGCTAATGCGAACGGCAATCCTATGAGTGATACCCCTAATACCTACATTGGCACAGCAGTTACAACAAGTGCGGCCGCTCCGACTGCTAACACGTCGTATAAATGGGTACAGTTGAAAGGTTCGCAAGGCATCAAGGGAGATCAAGGTATCCCGGGACCGACCGGAGCGGATGGTAAGACAAGTTATCTGCACATCAAGTATAGTGACAACGGTACGACCTTTACGGCAAATGGCGGCGAGACTCCTGGTGCTTACATCGGCCAATACACCGACTTCACGGCGGCAGACAGCAATACGTTTTCCGCCTATACCTGGACGAAAGTCAAGGGCGACAAAGGAGATAAAGGCGACAAGGGAGATACGGGGGCAACCGGGCTTCCCGGTGCTCTAATCCGTCCGCGCGGTGAGTGGAAAGCAAATACTAACTACGCCAATAATACGCAGTATCGGGATACGGTTATCTATAACGGAAATACTTATTCATGCCGGACGGATCATACTTCTGGGAGTTCTTTCGATGTAACGAAATGGACTTTGTTTAACGAATTTATAAATGTCGCTACGCATTTATTAGTAGCTCAAAATGCAACGATCGATATACTCGGTACGTCTGGTCTGTTTATCGGTAATCAAGCAAAAACGCAAGGTTGGTTAATGACAGGTGGTTCGATTAAGCATAATGTAACCGGGCTTGAACTAACAGCAGACGGGAAATTATCACTTCCTAAAACAGGTGCGATATTGGTTGGGGGGAAGACGTTTATCAGTGATGGAAAGATCGTCGCTGATTTTATCGATGTAAACAAACTCGTTGTAAAACGAATAGAAGCTGTTGATGGCACTATTGGAGGCTTTAAGATTTCTGCTAATAGTATAGGGACAGGTTCTACCAGTATACCAACTATAGATAAAAAGGAGATGTTCCTTTACGATGATATGATTGGTTTTAATAGTAAGAATAGGCAAGTTATTGTAGGTCCGTTTAGTACAATGGGAGTCGATTATTTAGGAAGATTCTACGATCACCGTTCAAGACCTTATGATATAAATAGGGGTGTATCTATTAGTGTAACCGGAGGACGAGATAATATAGCACTTGCTATTGATGGCGGCATTGTAGTTGATGGCAAAAGAGGGATTGATGAATATATTGAAATCGCCCAGGTATGGCATAATGGGAGTACACGAACTAAAGTATTACAATTTAAAAATGGAATTTTATTTAGTGCAACTTGGTAATAATATTTAAATCACATAATTATGAAAATAGACTTTAGAGAAATTCAAGTAAAAGACATCGAAGGGAATAACAGTACCGTCGATATTGCAAAAATGTTAGGCAATGCGATCTATCAGAGAACTGCCGACTTGGGTGAGTTGGAATTAGCTCAAAACATCTACAAGAACGGTGAAGTAGAAGTATCTCCCGAACAGGCGGAAAGTATTAAAAAATATGTGAGTACGGGGTTCGTCGCTTTTGTTCAGGTAGCGGTTAATAAAGCTTTATCGGTAGAATAATTCAGTTTCAATCACTTTTATTAAAGATATGAACAATATTGATTCAATCATCATCCACTGTTCGGCTACACGTGCTGGACAAGCTTTCAAAGCAAAAGACATTGATCGAATGCATAGAGATCGAAACTTTTCTATGATTGGTTATCACTATATCATTGACTTAGATGGTACCATCGAAGAAGGAAGACCTCTATCAATGGAAGGTGCCCATTGTAATACTAAAGGCACCTCTGGTATATCATACAATAAACATAGCGTAGGAATTTGCTATGTAGGTGGTTTAGACGCTAACGGTAACCCAGCAGACACACGTACTCCTGCACAAAAAATTGCACTAATCGAGTTGGTCTCCCGACTCAAAAGTCAATTCAAGATCACAGAAGTACTAGGTCACAGAGATACTTCTCCAGATCTGAATGACAATGGCATCGTAGAGTCAAAGGAATGGATTAAATCCTGCCCCTGCTTCGACGCTGCAATTGAATTCGGCTACTCTCCTGCAGTTGTTATACGACCATAAGAAAGTTTGTACGAGCATGCAGTGTTTTGTACCAAAGTGTACAAAGACTGTACGCTCGTTATTTGCTGGTTTTCAGACTAATATAAATACATTGTACAAATGTACAATTTAAAATGCAAAACAGTTGAAACACTGCATTCCCTCTTGCTTACTCTCGTTTAAAACATGGGCATACACTAAAGTCTCTTTTAAATCAGAATGTCCTAGTATCTCTTTCAAGGAAGCTATATCTTTAGTCTTACGCAAAAAAATAGTTGCAAAAGTATGTCTACCAACTTTATGTGTAATGTTCTTCTCTATTCCAGCAATAGCAGCTATTTCTTTCAGGAATCTATTCATCGTTTGATCAGCTGGCAGTTTCTCAAAAACAATACCCTTTTTTCTGGTACCAACAATATTTTTCAGCAATGTACGAAGTGGATCCGATATAGGTACTTGAATAGGAAATGGTTTTCTTTTCTTTAGCTTCATTCGGAAATAAGTCAATGTATCATCTGTAAACTGCTCAAGAATCAATTTCTTTGCATCCCCTATGTGCAAAGAGCTAAAACATAAAAACAAAAACATTTCTAATGTTTTATGATGTTTATAGTCTAGTTCTCCATCCATATATAACCCCATCAAAGTTTGTAACTCATCTTCTTGCAAATACTCACTACCAGGAATTCCTTTCTTTATCTTCCAGTTCTTGAAAGGATTCTCATCCATATATCCAGCATTGTATGCAGCTAAAACATACTTCTTTATTGTGGCCATGTTTTTGTTTGCGGTATTTTGATTATTTCCAAGTCCAGTCATCAGATGAAAGAAATACTCATCAATCCACTCCCTGGTTATATCATCAAAATAGAGATTAGGATTATATTCTTGCAGCTTTTTGATAACCGATAAGTTCGTCTTAAAAGTTGAATATTCAAGTTTATACGATTCTTTTTTTTGATAGTCTCGTACGAACTCGAAAAAAGTATTGTAATCGGTTGGTCGATGATATGCTTTAAGAAAAGCATCGCGAGTAAGTTTGCGATCACGAAGTCGGTATTTTACAAAAACATTGTTTATTCTGGCTAATATGTTTTCTATAATCAGGTTTTTGTCATTGCACTGTTTGTCTCCTACTCCTACACACTTCTTCTTATCATTCCAGTTTTTCAAATCAACAGAGACTTTCGTTGAAAAGTTTACTTTTTCACGATTAACGTAAAAAGATAACCAAACGACTCCGGTAGATGGGTCGCTTCCGTATGTTCTTAGATATATTTTTATAGTTACCATAATCTACAATGGTCCCTTTTTACAGGTAAGAATTGATAATCGGTCTACACCTGCACAGTTTGTTACACAAATACAGAAGTAGTTAATTGTTTGTGTGTCAACAAATAACAAATGCCGGACACATTTCTGTATCCGGCATTTTGCCTTCTTCGAGGTTCCTGGCGGATTCGAACCGCCGTACACGGTTTTGCAGACCGCTGACTAAGCCACTCATCCAAGGAACCATTATTTCTCGTTTGCGGTTGCAAAGGTAGTACAAATTTTGAAACTACCAACTATCCGCAGCATTTTTTCTTTGTACTTTTTTTCTTTACATCGCACTCTCCGCGTTTCTTGTCCATCATATCCTTTAGTTCACAGCCACTTACACAGCTGTCACAAGGATTCTGATTTTCTCGCGTACGACGAAAAAAACGAAATATTCCATATATGACGCGGGCAATGCAGAGTACAACCAGTACTCCGACTACCCAATCTTGCCAATTAT